TCTGACCTTTTTGCGCGGCTTTACAGTCACCCCCGGCGCGAGTCGATTGTGAAGCAAATCAACTCTTCACCGCGCATGACCAGCGACAACAGCGGGGACGGTGTGGCGCGGATCATCATGTCCGCCACGAACCCCACGATATACGGCAACGTCAACATGGATTTGTTTGGCGAAAACCGATACCGCGCACAGGTCGCAGAGGACACGATTGAAATGCGTGAACTCTGGCTTTGGGACGATTCAATTCAGGACTACCAATGCGTGACGTTTGCTGACCCGGACGCAATCATCTATGACCGACCCGGCTCAAGCCTGTTTCTCAAAGGCGAATCGCCGTTTGTGCAAATCTGCCCGGACCCGCTTCCCAACTATTATTGGGGGCAATCCGAATGTCAGAAACTTGTGATGCTGCAAGAGGTCCGAAACAACCGCATGACGGAGATTCAGGACTTGCTGTCGAAGCAAGTGAACCCGCCAAAAGCGTTTTCAGGATTCAGCGGCATAGCGGAAGAGAAATACTTTGCGATGAACCGCGCTGGTTCGATGATTGCAACCGATATGCCCAACGCAAAGGTCGATTCTCTCGCGCCTGAAATGCCCCCCGATATTTTTGAAGTGATCCACGAAATTGACGCAATGTTCATGGAAGTGTCCGGCATCAACAATGTGCTGTCCGGGCGCGGTGAATCTGGCGTTCGTTCATCTGGTCACGCATCCCAACTCGCAAGGCTTGGTTCAAGCCGTGCAAAAAAACGTGCTCTCATTGTCGAAGATAGTCTGGAAAAAGTAGCAACACTCTATCTCAAATTGATGCAAGTCTACGACCCCACGCACTACACCGACACCGAGGGTACGCCTTTCATTGCCAAGCAGTTCACCAATGACTTTGTGGTGAAGGTTGACGCGCACTCCAACTCCCCGATCTTTACGGAGGACACGAAGGAACTCGCGTTCAGCCTGTTCAAGGCGGAAGTCATAGACAAAGAATCTCTTCTTGATCTTGTCGAACCGCCCATGAAGCAACTGCTCAAGGACAGGCTCAAGACGCGCCAGCAGAAAGAAGCGGACCAACCCCCTGCCGCGCCCGAGAAAGAGGGCGGCAAGCCGCCGTTGAAGATTGCAAAGGGATAGTCATGGCATCGAACAAGACCGCACCAAAAGCAGATCAGCCGCGAGTGACAACCGAAAACCTAAAGCGCGGCGATGACCTTGGGAAGATTCAACGCGCAAACACGGTCAAAGCATCGACACGCGCCAGCAAAAGAAGTGCTGGACGTTTGGGAAGAAGCTGATAAGATTGCAGTTCCTTAGTCAGGAAAAGGGTGTAGCTGCCTTCCCTTTCAATAGGTGGCTCGGCTTCAAGGAGTGTCCACATGGCACGCAAAGCTCGCAAGGGTCGCAAGTCGCGCAAGTAATCCGAAAGGATTCTTGCGGATGACCCGCACAAGTCCCCTTTGAGGGGGGGTGGGAACAAAAACATAACCCCCCCTCACCCAACACACTTGATTTTTGATAGGAAAGGATTATTCTGGCGGCAATCTCGATAGGGAAATGCTATGCCAGCGCAAACCGATCCCATGCTTGCCCTACTCAAGGGGCAAAAGGATTCCGCCACTCCGGGCGGCGTTCCTCCCACTCCTGACAATCCCGCATCTGGGATGTCGGAACCCGGCTCACCCCCAATGGCAGGACCCATGTCTACCCCTGAACCCAAGTTGGGTGACAGGGAGGCGGCTATGGCGAACCTCGGCATTGTTGCCGATCTGCTTGAGCAATCCCTTTCCGCATTCGGCAGCGAAACGCCTGAAGGACAAAAAGTCCTAGGCGCGATCCGCACGATTAGCGGAATGCTCGGACCGCGCAAAGGCAAGACCAACGAACTGCAACAGGCTGAGATTCTTCAGTTGATGCAATCCCTGCCCAAGGCTGGCGGCACTCCCCCGGAACTCAAGGGGATGCAGAATGCGCCACCCGTACCCGGTATGCCGCCTCCGGGCGGTATGCCACCTCCGGGCGCACCGCCAATGGGCGGCAAGCCTCCGGGCGCACCTCCCGGCATGATGCCCCCGCCACTCGGCGGCGGTATGCCTCCACCCATGTAACAAGGAAAGAAAATGGACCTCTGGAAACCTCGCGGTACTGCTTCGCTCCGCAACCCGACCTCCAACGAGCAAAAGCACGGGCAGATTTACAATCCCCCGCGCTTCGCCCAACTCGGCGGTTTGTCCGGCGCAAGCAAGGCAACCCACAAAAACGCCATGACGCTTTCGCGTCCCGGTGACACCAAGAAAATCATCTGAGCAGCAAGGGGATAAGACATGAGTAGCTTGGAAGATGTTTCGATTCAACAGCGCGATCAACTCGCTTTGCTGTCCAAGAATCTTTCGGATGATCCGTCTACCCGGAAAGACTTTTTGAGGCTGGCAAAGCGGATCAATCCTGATCTTGTCGTGCCTGAACTTGAGATCGAAGATCGGACCAACAAGGTCCTTGAAACGATCCAGAAGGAAAACGAGGAACTACGCAACTCGCTCAAGGACCGCGAACGCCGCGAGGACTTGGACAAGAAGCGGCAGAGCCTTATCAAGAACGGGCTGGCAAGCAACGATGAAGATGTTGCCGCCATCGAAAAGGTCATGCTCGAAAAGCATATCCCCGACCATGAAACCGGGGCGCAGTACTGGAACTGGATGAAGCAAGCCGCAGTCCCAACGCCAACAGGCTACAACCCGAGTGCTATCGCCAAGTTCGACTTGTCGAAGTACATGAAGAATCCCACGATGGGCGCACGGGAAGAAGCGTCAAAGGCTTTGCAGGATTTGCGGTCGATGCGGAGTCCAATTCGTATTTGATTTGGGGATTAGTCATCGGCTTAATGCCGGTATTTTTTCAACGTGATTCAAGGAGATTCTCATGCCAATAGGCGGCGGGATTTTACCGGCATCGAATACGAGTCAGTACACCGAACTGACTTACATCACTCGCCGGGCTTTCATTCCCAAGCTGGTTGTCCAGCTTTACAACTCAACGCCTCTCATGGCGGCTCTGATTGCCAACAGTCAGTCAGCCTCCGGCGGCGTGAGTCAAGTCACCGTGCCTGTGCAAGGTGCTGCATTCGTGAACGCGCAATGGTCGGATTACTCCGGTTCGTTTGCTGCGCCCACGGTCCAGCAAGGCGCATTCAACGCTGAATTCAACCTCAAGTTGATGATTGCCCCTGTGCCGTTCCTCGGCATGGAAGGAATCGTGCAGCAAGACTATGCGGTCATTCCGCTGATCGAAGCGCGGATGAATGACGCGACAAACGTGATGATGGATGCGATGGCAACTGCCCTCTATTCCAACTACACGAACACGCAGCAATTCATCGGGCTTCCCGGCGCAATTGACGATGGCACAAACCTTGCCACCTACGGCAACATCAGCCGAACCAGCTACGCATGGTGGAAGTCCAAGGTGTACGCTGCGGGGAACGTCAACCCCACGCGACAGAACATCCTGCAATACATCAGCGGCACGGTGAAGAACGGCGCGGAAGTCCCGACTTTCGGCGTGTGTGGATTTGGCACATGGACCCTGCTTGCTCAAGACTACGTTGGTCAAGAGCAATATGTCATCACTCCCGGTCACGGGTTCGATGGTGACAGCAACGGTCCCTCCGCAGCTTTCCGCGCCCTCATGGTCGCTGGCGTTCCAGTCTACCCCGATCCGTACTGTCCTGAAGGTACGGTGTACTTCATCAACAGCAACTATCTCTCGCTGTACATTCACGAACAAGGTTCGTTTGTGTTCACCGGGTTTGAGTCCACGCTTCCCAACTGGCAAATCGGTTATGTGGGCGCGGTCTTGATGATTGCTGAACTGGTGAGTACCAAGCCCAAGTCGATGACTCGGGTTTCGGGCTACAACTCCATTTCGCTGTAAGGAGAACCAGTCATGGCACTCGGCTTAAACAAAATCGTTCTCTCCGGCAACGGTGTCAACGTCCCCGGCGCGTATCTTCAATATACGCAAGTTTCCGCAAACAACGCGACTGTGGTGATCCCGGCGGGACTCTACATCATGTTCCCCACGGCAAACGTCACGATTGAATCCGTGTCGGCGTACAACACCAACACGGCTTGCGCGACCCCGGCAACGTGGTCGACTTGGCTTGCCAACAACACGGGCGGCTTGATTATCTCGGATGGCACGAACACTCGCGCCAACGTGATTGTCGCAACTGCAACCACCATCACGCTGTCCACGGTGAACGGCGGAACTGCGGTTACAGGCACGTTCAACAGCTAAGGGGATCGTCATGGCAAATCCCGATTCGGTTTCCCAAAACACGCAAGACAATTTCAGCAATTATTTGCTTGCGCGGATTCGGGCAACTCAACTGAACACCACCGGGAATGCGGCAGTTACCATCCCCATTCTCAGCGGTGGACTGACAAACGGGGGTGCTGTCGCCAACTCGGGCGGGGTCATTCTGCGGCGCATTACCGTGCAGAACCCCTCCGGAAGCGTTGCCTCTGCAAACGTGGCAATTGCTACGTCCAACGATGGCAACATTTCCAACGCTGTCGTTGCGAACGTGGTCCTATCCGCCGTTTCTGCTGCTGGTCGGTATCAAGACCTCACCATTAACGGCGCGTTTGGCGCGAACACAACCGTTTCCGGCAACAACACTTCTGCGCTTTATGTGATCGTCAACACAGCATCCGGCAACGCCAATACCGTTGACATTTGCGTGTGGGGCGATGTGGTGAATTTCTAATGTCAACGATCTTTGTAACCAACAACTCCGACAAGAAATTGTTGGATGGTTTTGCAGGAGCAAAATATGTGTTTGAGCCGGGGGAAACGGTAGAAATACCGACTGAGGCGGCACGGCACATTTTTGGTTACGGGGTCGATGACAAGCACCCGCATTTGGTGCGTCTTGGTTGGATAAAAACCGAAGAGGATTGGGACGCTGGTGTTGAGCGTCTATCCAATTGGGTCCTTTCCGATCAGCCGCCGAAAAAGAACCAATCCTTATCCCCGTTGGTGGAACGAGTACCCCTGACATCTGTAAAGAAGTTAGGGGGAAAAGTCCTTAACGCTGCCTAACGATTATGGATCGTAAATGTCGCAAAACTTGTCCGGTTACATTACGGAAGTCCGGCGTTTGCTGCATGATGCTACGGGAGTTTTTTATTCCGACTCGCAGCTAACCGACTACATCAATTCCGCACGGGATCGAACCGTGCGCGACACGGGTTGTCTGCGGACGATCCAAGTATCAAACACTCCTGCACCTGTAGCAAACCCGGTCAACGGGGTAACGGCAACCGCGCCTGTGCCGTGGACAGCAAGCACGGCATTCTCTCTGGATGCCTTTGTTTTTTCCAACATTTTCGTTTATCAAGTCACGCAAGCCGGGACCACGGATGCGACTGCGCCAGCGTACCCAAGCGGCACAAGCAACTATCCTCCCACGGCGCAATTCCTGAATGGAACGTGCGGACTAACGTATGTTGGAAACTGTGAGCAGATTCCCTATTCGACCCTGCCCAATGCGGCAAAAACGATTGACATCCTGAACGTCAATTTGTATTGGGGAAATACGCGAGTGCCGCTGGACTACTTGCCGTGGTCCGACTTCAATGCGCGGCTTCGCTTCTGGCAAAACTACATTGGTCGACCTGTCTGCTTTTCGATTTACGGTCAGAACACGATCTACATTGCTCCCGTGCCGGATCAGGCGTATCAAATCGAATTGGACACGGTGATTCAACCGGACGCTCTCTTGTTGTCCGCGCCGACAGTTGCGGATTCGATTGCGGACCCGTTTACCTCTGCTCCCAAATACTATGCCGCGCACTTGGCGAAGTTTTACGAGCAGTCGTTTGGTGAGGCTGAAATCTTCAAGCAAGAATATTTGAAGCAGATCACGCAAGTATTGAATTCTGTGTACACGCGCCGCATTCCGTCCGTCTACAGCAGTCCCTATTAATCATGGCGAACGCAGAGCAAAAGAAAAGTTACAAGGTAGTCAAGCAGTTCAAAGGCTTGAACACCAAGGCGAACCGTACCGCAATCGAAGAGGATGAATTCTCTTGGATTGAAAACGTGCATCCGATTGGTTACGCAAACCTGAAAGTAATTCCGCAGTCGACAGTTCAGCGCGATTCCGGCAATGCTGCCGTTGTGTTTGCAAACACGGTATCGCACTTGACCTCATGCAACGTGGACATCACGGATTACGTTGTTGTCTTTGAAGCGGATGGTAGTGCTGAGTGCTTCAACAAAGTTACGCTGACAAAAAGCACAATTGCAGCCGCAGGGACGTTTTCTGGCTCTGGTGTGAAAACAAGCCAATGGAAAAATGAGAGGATGTTGATCCTTGATCCGTACAAGGGCTATTTCACTTGGGACGGAAACAATGTCGTGTCTGTTGGCTCGGTTGGCATTGTCGCAATCACGAATGCCGGAACCGGATACACAAGCGCACCAACGGTTGTCATTGGAAGCCCAACGGATGTTCATGGCAGTCAAGCCAATGCCATTGCTGCCATCACAAGCGGCGCAGTCAGCCTCATATCAATTCAAAACGCCGGGGATGGGTACGGCACTCCCCCGCCTTCGATCACAATTTCTGGAGGCGGCGGCGCGAACGCTACTGCCATTGCCGGGGTAGTGACCTTTGCGGTTGGCACAGCGTCCGCTGTAGTCGTTTCTGGCGGCACGGGGTACACCAACTCAGCCAACACGGTTGTTGCCTTCTCAGGGGGCGGCGGAAGCGGCGCAGCGGCAACTGCGGTCCTGCGGGGAGGGCAGATTGCCGGGGTGGTTATCACGAACCCCGGATCGGGCTATACAAACGCTGCAAACTTGAGCGTGACGGTGACAGGCGGCGGCGGGACAGGCGCGGTACTGAAAGGTATTGTCAACAAGGATACAAACGTAGGAATTGCCAGCTTTTCAGGTCGAGTGTTTATTGCTGCCGGGAGAACCATCTTTTATTCCGCAGCAGAATCATATTCAGACTTTACAAGCGTGTCTGCCGGGTCGTTCGTGATGACCGATTCAACCCTGCATGGAAATATTGAGCAGATTCTTTCGGCAAACAATTTCCTGTACATCTTTGGCGATGATTCCATCAACGTCTTTTCAGATGTGCGCGTTGACGCAACAACTGGCGTTACGCTTTTCACAAATACAAACGTGAGCGCATCTGTTGGGTCCAAACGCGCCAACGCAATTTTCCCGTACTTTCGATCTGTTTTGTTTCTCAATGATTATGGGGTGTACGCACTTGTCGGGTCGACAACTTCAAAGCTGTCGGACGCGCTTGATGGGATGTTTCCCAACATTGACTTTTCAAGCCCGATTTATGCAGGGCAAGTGTTGCTGAACAACATCTTGTGCGCGGCGTTCAACTTCCGTTATTACGATGCGCAGTTCACGCAAAGCTATCGCTACATCCAAGCGGTGTTCTTTGAAAAGAAGTGGTTCCTCACAAGTCAGGGGGATAGCATTTCTCTCATCGTGTCTATCCCCGACAACGGGCGCATTGACGCATACGGCATTGATGACAAAACGCTTTACGAGTTTTATGACGATGCGACTCTGCCAATTACAAGCCGGGTGCAAACCGCGCTACTGCCAATGGGCGATAACATCAGGACCAAGCAAGCACTCAAGATGGGTGTCGAGGCAACGTCAAGCAACATTGCCCCGGTTACGATCAATGTCACTTGCGATAGCGAGTCTGGATCGTCTGCGGCAATCGCTTTGTCAAGTTTGGTTAGCTGGCTCAACCTTAATTTGTTGACCGTAACTTGGACAAACAATTCTGGCACAACCATCGGCTTTGGCGGAATTGGATATTCGCTATACAAGACGGACGCGCAGCAGTATGGAAAGTATCTCGGCATCACGGTAACATCAGAAAGCCCCGCCTTTGTACAAAACGGGTTTGAGTTTGAGCATGAATTAAGAGTGAGGTGGTAAATGACCGGGGTCCCGAATACTTTCGCCAACGCAGCAACGTCAATCCCGCTGGCGCAGTTGGATCAAAACTTTGCAACGCCAATCACGCTTGGCAATGCAACGGTTACGCTTGGCGGATCGCTGTCGACCATCGGCAATCTCACTCTGACGAATGTCACGTTGACAAGCCTTGCTTCTGCTTTGACCGCAGCGTTTGGCGGCACAGGCTTGACAAGCCCCGGATCAAGCGGCAACGTCCTTACGTCTGACGGTTCTGGAAATTGGGCAAGCATTGCCCCTGTATTGCCCGGTGGATTTGCTTGGCAGTCCGTCAAGACATCTGCATTTGCTGGCGTGACCAAGTGCGGGTATCCGGTCAACACGACAGGCGGCGCAATCACGGCAACGCTTTCAGCCTCGCCCACGGCTGGCGATTACATGACGTTCGTTGACTATGCGCGGACGTTTGCAACCAACGCGCTGACCATCGACCCCAACGGCGGCAAGATCAATTCTGTTGCAAGCACTACGGTCCTGAACACAAACGGCGCATCCGTGTCGATTGTTTATGTCGATGCAACGCAAGGATGGATTGCCTATTCGGGATTCTCTTCGTCCCCTATCGGCGCGTACTCCGCAAATTACTTGGTTGTTGCTGGCGGCGGCGGCGGCGGCAAAGGATTTGTTGGAGTCGATAACGGCGCGGGTGGCGGCGCGGGTGGGACCTTGCCCGGTTCGTATTCTTTTGTTCCCGGCGTTGCCTATACCATCACCGTAGGACAGGGCGGCGCAAGCGACAACAACGGAAACAACTCTTCTATCTCAGGCGTTGCAACTGCAATCGGCGGTGGTCGCGGTGCAAGCCAAGCTCTAGCAAATCCCTCTGGCAATGGTGGGAGTGGCGGCGGCGGTGCTGGCGGTTATTCGCCCGGAACGGGTACGGCAGGGCAGGGATTCGCTGGCGGCACAAACGCAGCGACATACGCAGGCGGCGGCGGCGGTGCGGGTGGGGTTGGCGGCAACGGGGTCGGCGGCACAAAGGGCGGTGACGGTGGCATTG